ATGACAACACGAGATAAAAATAAATCTGCTCATAAACTGAGAGGTTTCGGTCCTATCTATTGTATTAATCTTGATGGGCAACCAGAGAGATGGGAATACATGAAGGAGCAGTTTGACTACTGGGAAATTAAAAACTATGAACGCATATCTGCATATGATGGTAGAGATGATGATCTAAGTGGTATTCTTAAGGGTTTATATCCTAATTCTATGTCGCCTGGTGAGATAGGATGTACTACCTCTCACCTAAAAGCAATGAAGCATTTCTTAGATACAAGTGATGCTCCTTATGCAATCATGATGGAAGATGATTGTGACTTAGATGTAGTAAGGTTCTGGAATTTTAATTGGATAGATGTGTATGCATACTTCCCTTATGATTGGGATGTAGTTCAACTTGCTATTATATGTACGGGAGATCTTCATGTTAAACTTCATAAGAGATTTGTAAATGATTTCTCTACTGCTTGTTATGCTATCAGTAGACACCATGCAGAGAAGTTAGTTAGACTTCATTGTAGAGGTGGATATACTGGAGAGCAAAAGTATAAATTGGATCAAGGTGTTAAACCAAGACCAGTTGCAGATGATTTGATTTATAATTCAGGTAATACATTCTCAATTCCTTTGTTAATGTATAAGATTGAATTGGGATCTAGTATTCATCCAGAACATATTGGTAGGGTTCATGATGCAAGTCATAAAGCATTGTGGCAATACTGGCAACAGATGGGATCATCAGTTAATATTGCAGATCATATGAACTATGATCCATATCTAGGAAGAGTTACAGAAGCAAGTCCACCACCAGAGAAACCAGAAACATACTCTGAAGATAAATGAAAGAAGAAAGACCTTGGGGATGGTATGATGTAATAGACCAAGGCGAACGGTTTAAGGTTAAGAATATTGAGGTTAAACCAGATTCAAGTTTGTCTTCTCAGATGCATCATCATAGAGCAGAGCATTGGATTGTAGTTAAGGGAACTGCATTGGTTGAATTAAATGATAAGGAATTTCTTATACATGAGAACCAAAGCACCTTTATTCCATTAGGATGTAAGCATAGGTTATCAAATCCTGGTAAGATACCATTACAGATCATAGAAGTTCAGAGTGGTTCTTACTTAGAAGAGGATGACATAACAAGATATGATGACAAATATGGAAGGGTTATTGGTGTGACAACCACATAAGTGACTGTCATGTATTGACACCCTTATAATAATCTGATATTATAAATAATAACAACTGGCACACTCTACGATGTGACAGTTCAGTAAAGGACTCGAAAGAATCGTAACCCTTTGCGAATGTAAACAGTATCCCATGTCGGGGATGCTATCATCCGCAGGGTTATTTTTATGCCCGTGCGAGATACTAATAAAAAAACATGTCTATCAAATCAACAATCGCTGCTGTTGCAGCATCTCCATTCCTTCTCGCTGGTGCAGCTTTTGCTGGTCCATATGTGAATGTTGAGAGCAATATCTCTTATCCTGATGGAGACTACTCTGGTGCAACCACAGACCTACACGTAGGTTATGAAGGTGCTCTTGGTGCTAATGCTGACTACTATGCACAAATCGGTCCTTCTTTCACTGCTGTAGACGGAACTGACGGTTCTGAGGGAGAAATCTCTGGTAAGGTTGGTGTTACTGTTGCTGCTACTGAGTCTCTTGGAGTCTACGGTGAGCTTTCTGGTATCACTAAGGAAGTTTCTGGTGACGATACAGTTAACTGGGGTGCTAAGCTTGGTGCTAAGTTTGTATTCTAAATAGGATTGAGACATCGTTCGTGCGGTCTCTACAATCGGAACTTACAAGACCCCTTCACAGGGGTCTTTTTTTATGCTATAATATTGCTATGAAAAAGACAGAAGACATAGTAATGCATCCACTCTGGATAGGTCCAGTGATGCTAATGTTCATGGTAGTAATGATACAAACACTTCATACTGTTACTCATTGGCGTATGCAGATAGATGCTGATGCGTATTGTAAAAATAATGCTGAGTGGGTGAATAGCAACGATAATGATGATGATTATTAATATAAGGCAAAAAGTGCGGTAGACCGAATAGGTAAGTAGTATGTAACATAAGTGCTCATTATGTTACAAATTAGATGTATTTAAGTCTGTTCGGGCATCCGAATGTAAAGTTTCTTTACAAAACTTTATCTTTGCTATATAATATTGTTACGTTACTTAATAAAAGACCCAATGACTTCTTCAACTGCTGACAAATACACAACAACTGAATATGGCAAGCAGAATATGTTTGCTGCCGAGGCACAACCTTGGATTGATCAGAACGATACCTATGAAGGTTATCCTGAAAATGCAGAGAAGACCAATGGTCGTTGGGCAATGATTGGTTTCGTAGCATTGATAGGTGCTTATGTTACTACTGGACAAATCATTCCAGGTGTATTTTAATGAATAACATTCCAACATATGATATTCCAGCATCACCGATCCTTCTTTTAGGGTTTGCTGGTATTGCGGTTGCTCTGTTCACACTTTATACTGTTAACAAAGCATATTTCAATTCACCATTCAGAGGTTGATATGAAAATTCTTATCCAAACATTGTTCTTAGGAACAGTTGCAGCAACAGTTGCATACGCCCCATCTATCGCATACGTCTAATGAATTATTGGAAAAAAGCAGAACAAACTAATGGTCGCCTAGCGATGATGGGTTTCTTTGCTGCTGTAGTCAACTACGGATTTACTGGCTGGGTTATACCTGGCATCTTTTGACCAAATAGGTCTTTACACCACTCGCAATTGCGAGTCACTTTTACCCCTAACAATTTAAAAAGGAGAACAACAATGACACCAGAAGCAGAAAAGTTTAATGGCTGGATGGCCATGCTAGGATTCGTAGCAGCACTAGGTGCTTATGCAACAACAGGACAAATCATTCCAGGTATATTCTAATGAACAATAAGCAAATCTTTTTAAGAGCAAACGGAAGAGCAGCAATGATTGGCTTCCTTGTACTCTGTGCATCATACGCAACAACTGGCAACCTTATTCCTGGTATTATCTAATGACAAATTCAACAAAGAAAACTGAAGACAAAGTAGATTTCTCTATTGCAGAAAAATGGAATGGCATCTTTGCCATCGTTGGATGTGGAGCACTCATCGTGTCCTACTCACTATCTGGACAAATTATACCAGGTTTTGTATAATGACTTGTACATTGTTCACGATCAAGAGATCTACTCTAGTAAAACTACTCATGGTAATCAACTTACCTTGGCTAGCAGTTTCTGCTACGGCAGCATCTCTGGTCGGTACAATTACCTAAACAAAAACTTTACATAACTAAATAATTACTCGTAACTTATTACCGAATCAAAACATATGGGCGACTTCATAGCCGCAACAGACAGTATATCCCCCTTTACCGCAATCCTATGGTGTTTCTACCCCGTAGGATGTTTAGTATTGATCGAACTTATTCTTCGTGCTATCAGTAATGATGACGATGATGATCAAGATGGTGGTAAAGGTATACGAGTTAATCAGAATGAACCACTCTATGCACCTGCTGGAGCATGATTGATTTTTCTCACCCATATTGGAGATTCGCTGAACGTTGGAACGGACGTTTAGCAATGATTGGTGTAATAAGTATTGCAATACTCTTGACAGTAAGGTAGAAATACCTATATAATACAGACAGAGTATTTTTACCTATGCCAATAGCACTTTTCTTAGGGGTTGTAACCCTCGTAGCATATACAAATGTCGGATCTATCTTTCTTCAATAATATCCTTATCAATACTCCTGCCTCTGCACATGGACTATTAGAATTTGGTTTCTTTGTTTGTGTTGGTATTACCGCAGGATCATTAGGCTTGATATAAGGATTAAATTTCAAAATGAAGGACAAAAAAGCAGCAAAAAAATTATTAAAACTTGCAAAAGAACATCCAGAATGGTATAGTGAAGATGATGTTAGATATGCCAAACAAGTTAAATGGCGTATCAAGCAAGAAAAACAACAACACAAAATGAATGACTGAAGATTCTTATTCAGATGAAAAACTGAAATTGAGAAAGGAGGTATTGTCTATACTTCTTAAAAAGTATGGGCATGAAGGTAACAACAAAGCAATTTATGAATGTGCTGATGAGTGGATTGGTAAGTATGCCATAAGTGCTGGTGTTGTTGATTACTACAATGCTTATAAACAGTCTTTTATAAATAAATCACTCGAATAATTATTATGCAAAAAATTATTAATGTACTTGCTCTTGCGTCTACTGCTGTATCTGTTGCCGTTGTTGGTAGTGGGTTATACGTATACGTCAATCGCGCATCCATCATTGATGGAGTTAAATCTCAAGTTATGGAAGCAGTTACTGGATCTTTTGGTGGTGCTGCAGGATTGGGTGGAGGCGCACTTCCTTTAGGAACTAATGATCTTGCTTCTCCAGATACACCACAAGCAACTGCACCTGCTACCCCATCTGGTGGTTTAGGAGTTCCTACTTTCTAAATAATAGAGCCTTGCTCTATTTTAATGACTGATCCAGTAAAGGAAGTAAAGAAAGATGATAAAAAGAAAAGTGCTCTAGGTAAGATAAAGGATGCTATATTACCAGACCAAGAAGAACAAGCAGCAATCATATCTACTTTTGTTAGACTTGGCGTGTTGGTCTGGAGCGGAGGAATATTGACTCTTAATTATGTGGCAATTCCAGGTGTACCGCAACAAAAAATAGATCCAACTTTTATAGCTTCAGTTTTTACAGGAGTTTTAGCTAGCTTCGGAATTCAAACTGCTAGTAAAAAGGGTGATGGGACAATGAAGATGAATGGTAATGGTAATGGTGCTGGCGCAGTATCTAAAGCAGATATGGAGAAGTTGATTGAGAAAGCAACTCAGACCGCACCTGCTCAAACAATAAGAATTGAACAAGCACCATTACAGTTAACTGCTCAAGCACCTAAGAAAGAAGAACCACCATTTAAAATGTAAGGAGGTAATTATGTCTTGCGACGATCATGGTAAAATGAACCCAGTTGCACATGCTTTGTATCATGTGAAAGAATGGGATAAGAAAATGGCAAAGAAGATACAGGACAAGTTTAACTTGACTGATTATCAGATGTTAGTTCTTGCCTTTGGTAAAGGATTTATTATTGGTGCTATTCTACTCTAATGGAATTGACTGAAGAGAATGTAGTCAAAGTATTGGAAGAACTTCAACCTTACATAGAGGCAGATGGTGGATGGTTGCAGTTTGTAGAGATAGAACATGAAACAAATTTTGTTAAGGTAAGATTGGGTGGTGCATGTTCTACTTGTGCTATGAGTTCTATTACTTTGAAGCAAGGTATAGAAAGTAAGTTGATGCATGAGATTCCTGAGTGTTATGGAGTTGTGCAGGTTCTCTAACTGAGTGTTGGAGTCCACACTCAAATAGGTAATTTTTACTAGATGTGCTATAAATATGATTAGTATGGGATTGAAAAGATCATGCCCCTGACTAAGCAAAAGCATTACACCGTAGGTTATCACGACCTACAACATAAGCATCATGAGATATGTGAGTATGCAGTAGACGCATATGAAGCAATACAGAAATCCAAAGAGGATGTTCCTGCATTAAAGGAGCATCCTCATTTTGTTGATTACTGTGTAACTGAAGAGGTGAATAACATCTCTAATCTTATGGCATCTGGTATCCCAATGGGACATTAATTATG